TAGTTCCAATCTTCGCCATATTCTGCCTTGCAGAACTGGATAATTCCTTCATTCAGATGTACAGAAGGCTTTTTAAAAATATTTTTTAATAAATTAAGCATTTGTTATAGATAATTAATGAAGAAGTAGCAAAAGAACTAGTACTATCTTAGCAAAGCTCCTATGTTATTAATAGATAACTGTCAATGGACAGTTTATGTGAATTGTTTATCTTAAAAAATTAATTATATTCCTGATACAACGCTGCAAACAAAGGAACTCACAGTAGTTCTAGCTTGTCAGGTTATGACATGGCGTTCATCCAGCTGGATATTTACTTGCAGTTTTGAAATAATTTTTGTAGAAAGGACATATGGTTATGACACCGTCAGAAAAGAAAGCTAATGATTTACGCAAAGAAAATAAGTTATTAGCTAAACAAAACTTTGAATTAGGACAACGAGTTCAGTTCTTACTTGAAAGATTAGAGATTAAGAATGAACAGTTATTCCAATTTAGAACTGAAATGCTGAACAAAACAGTTGATGAGTTCATTCAATTTAAAACAAATATAATGGAGAGTAAACCAAATGCCTAAAGTAGGAAACAAAACATACGCATACAACGCTGCTGGGATGAGAGCCGCTAAGAAAGAAGCTATCAAAAAGGGTGTAAAGATGTCTATGAAAAAAACAAAGAAAAAATAATGCCAAGCAAAGGTCTTTACGCTAATATTAATGCTAGAAAGAAAGCTGGCACTTCTCGTAGTAAGAAAAAATCAACAATATCAGATAAAGCATATCAGAATATGAAAGCTGGGTTTCCTAAAAAGAAATCTAAATAATGGTTGCTAAGAAGTATCAGAATCCTGAAGGTGGTTTAAATGCTGCTGGAAGGGCATACTTCAAGAATAAAGAAGGTGCTAATTTAAAAGCACCTGTTACTGGTAAAGTTAAACGAGGATCAAAAGCTGCGAAAAGAAGAAAGTCATTCTGTGCTAGAATGGGTGGAATGAAAGGTCCAATGAAAGATTCTAAAGGTAGACCAACAAGAAAAGCTTTAGCTTTAAGGAAATGGAAGTGTTGATGACAGAAATCATTAGACCAAAAGACTTTGATCCTATTGATGCAGAAGTAGATTTAGAAAATCGAAAACAATTCCCTCTATCATTTCAAGATAGACAAAGATTAAGAAAGATTGTTAAGAAAGTTCATCTTAAATTTTTACCAGAGGAGTTCTTAACAAACAAAGAAGCTGATAAAATGATTGAAGCATTAGGACCAAGTGTTAGAGAGAAGTTACTGATTGAGCATATTGCAAAAGTCAAGTAATGGAATTTAATTATAAGCCAGATGGACAAACACTTAGAAGCTTTCTTAAATCAAGCGATTTCTTTAGAGGACTTCGAGGACCAGTTGGAAGTGGTAAGTCAGTTGCTTGCTGTATTGAAATATTTAGAAGGGCATTACAGCAAAACAAAGGAACTGATGGAAGAAGAAAATCTCGCTGGGCTGTTATCAGGAACACGAACCCTCAATTAAAAACAACAACAATTAAAACATGGCTGGATTGGTTTCCAGAAAATACATTCGGGCCCTTTAGATGGTCAGTTCCCTATACTCATAACATTACTATTGGAGATGCAGACTTAGAAGTTATCTTTCTAGCTCTTGATAGACCAGAAGATGTAAAGAAACTACTGTCTTTAGAACTAACAGGAGTATGGGTAAACGAAGCAAGAGAATTACCTAAGAGTATTATTGATGCTTGTACTATGCGTGTGGGTAGATACCCATCAATGCGTGATGGTGGTGCATCATGGTACGGAGTTATTGCTGATACCAACGCACCTGAAGAAGATCATTGGTGGGCAGTCATGGCTGGTGATGTACCAGTACCAGATCATATATCTAGAGAAGAAGCATTGATGTTGGTTAAGCCAGATAACTGGAGTTTTCACACACAACCTTCTGCTTTAGTAGAAAAAAAGAATGATAAGGGCGAATTGACTGGATATGATCGTAATCCTTTATGTGAAAATAAAAAATATATTACAGATGCTTATTATGAGAACATAGTTAAGGGTAAAACAAAGGGATGGATTGATGTTTATGTTATGAATAAACTAGGTTCATTAGAAGAAGGCAAGCCTGTCTATCCTAGTTGGACTGAAGATATGCATTTAAGCAAAGAGCAAATTACACCATTTCCTACTGATGTATTTATTGGAATAGACTTTGGATTAACACCAGCAGCAGTCTTTGGACAGAAGCTAACTAGTGGAAGATGGGTAATTTTACAGGAGTTAGTTTGTTTTGATATGGGTATTGTTAGATTTACAGAGTTATTAAAACACGAGATAGCAAAAACCTACAAAGGATTGACAATAGATATCTATGGAGATCCAGCTGGAGATTTTAGAGTACAGACAGATGAAGCTACTCCGTTCCAGATTATGCGATCACAAGGAATCAAGGCTAGACCAGCTCCAAGTAATGACGTTTCTCTGCGTATAGAGGCTGTAGAAACAGCATTGAGTAGGTTAGTAGAAGGCAAGGCTGGTTTTTTATTAAACCCTAGCTGTGTGAACCTTAAAAAAGGTTTTAATGGTGGATATCATTACAGAAGAATACAGACTTCAGGAGATCGTTATGACGAAAAGCCTAATAAAAATAAATATTCTCATGTACATGACGCTTTACAGTATATGTTAATGGGAGCTGGAGAAGGTAAACAGCTAACAGTAGGTATTTCTACGCCTTCAGCTGTAGTCAAAACAAGAGGTTGGAATATCTTTGATAAGAAGAAAAAGAAATCAGTATGGGAAAACAGACAGAATTTTTAGTATATTTTTTTGAAAACGAGGATGGGCATAAACATACTCGAAAATTCAAGAAAGGTTATAAGCATTGTGGGGTAATTGGTTATGACGTTACGACCAAACATTGGATTATTATTGAATATATTTTTGGGCAACTATTAGTGGAAACAATTACAGATCAAACAGCAGATGCTTTCTTTCGTATGATTAGAATGAAGAATGGAGTAGTTTTAAAAGGTGAGATGAAACATAAAAGAACTGGGTTTCCTAGCTTTATGGGTTCATGGATAAAAGAACATAGCTGTGTGAGTTACGTTCAACGATTAATTGGTTATAATAAATGGTGGATCTTTACACCTTATCAGTTATATTGTGCGTTGAAAAAAGATGGATATTCTGAGATAGATTTATAATTCATGGGAAATTTATTTGGATCTACAAAATATAAAGAAACTCCAGCTGACAAAGCATTAAGAGAAGATATTGAAAGAAAGCAAGCTGAAGAAGAAGCAATTAAAGCTGAAGCTGAAGCAGCTGAAAAAAAGAAAAAGAAAAGAATAGCTAAAGGTATGTTAGGTAGTAGAACTTTATTTTCTAAGTCAGGTAGACAAGGATTTTTTAGAGATGGAGAACAAATTTGAGTAGCGAAGGTGGATCAGCATCTAAAGCAAAAGCTGACAACAAAGCAAAACAAACTGCATTAGAAGCAGATAAGTATGCTAAAGAAAAATTAGGAATTAGAACAACAGTAGCTGGACCAATAAAGGGAGCTAGTACAAGCCCTACTGGATTCTTTTCAACAAAAGTTGAAAGTCAAATGTATGGTAGCGAATATCAAAAAGCAAGAAATCAATACCTAGCATCTCAAGGTTTAGGAACAATGCAAAAGAATGGATCATTTACTACTGGAGTACAAACAGATAAAGGTTTAACATTTAAATCAGAAGCTAATAGAGCATATCAAGCAACAAGGAATGTAGGAATACCTTTATCAAGACAGATGTATGATTCTCAACAAAGATTTACACAAATAGCTGGAGCATTAGCAACAGGACTTAGTGGTATGCCTTCATTTTTTTCAGCAGCTTACTATGCGAGTAAAAGACCATATAGCCAATATGTTGGAGATTATATGTCAGGTGCAAAAAAAGATTTGGCAGATCAAACAATTACATCAAGCACAACTCAAAAAACAATAGATATTAGAGATACACCTAAAGTAGCAAATGATTTTGATGCAGCTGCTAGAGGTGATGAAAAAGCTTTAAAGAGAATACAGACCTTAGCTAAAAGTGGCGAAGGTGGAAGTCCTAATAGAAAGTTCTTAGTATCTTCAGCAAAAACATTTCTAGGTAAAATGAAATCTGGAGATTTAGATTCAGGATATACTACTTTCTAATATGCCATATATTGATTCCCCAAAAAATGATGAACCATACTCAGGGAACGATCCTAGAGTAGCTTCTTTTATTAAAAAATTTAGAGATTCTGAATATATCTTTGACCATTGGAAAGACAAATATGAGGAAGCGTATGAATATACAATGCCTCAAAGAGAATCCTTTTATGAAGAAACTATTGGAGAAAGAAGAACAGATAAGATATTTGACGAAACAGCTGTAGTAGGAATACAAGAATTTGCATCAAGATTACAAGCTGGAATGGTTCCAACTTATGGTCGTTGGGCAAACTTTGAAGCTGGTTCTGAAATACCAGAAGAAGCAATACCACAAGTTAATGAACAGTTAGATGCTATTACTGAATATGTATTTGAAGTATTAGGTGGATCTAACTTCAATCAAGAAGTACATGAATCATTTATGGACTTGGCTATTGGAACTGCTGTTCTATTAGTAGAAGAAGGAGATAGTCTTAATCCTATAAATTTCCAAGCAATACCTTTACCAAGAGTTATGCTTAATAATGGACCTGATAATAAAGTTGATACAGTCTTTAGAACTAGATACATGAATTATAATCAGATATTAACAGCATATCCTAAAGCTGAAATGTCTCCAGAAATGATGAAGAAAATTTCTGATGACGGAGATAGTAAAGCTAAAATAGTAGAAGGTGTATTTAAATTATACGATAAGCCTAATGAAGAAAGATATAAATACTGTGTTGTTTGTATGGGTATGCAAGAAATGATTTATGAAAAAGAACTTAAAGGAAGTGGATCAAATCCTTACATTGTATACAGATGGAACAAAGCTTCAGGAGAAGTTTATGGTCGTGGTCCAGTTTTTAATGCAATGGCTGCAATTAAAACTACAAACTTAACAGTAGAGCTAATCTTACAAAATGCTCAAATGAGTATATCTGGAATATATACTTTTGAAGATGATGGAGTAATAAACCCAGAAAATATTGCACTACAGCCCGGAAGTCTAATCCCTGTCGCACCAAACAGCAGAGGATTACAGGCACTACCAGCTGCTGGTAGATTTGATGTAGCTCAATTAATCTTAGGAGATATGAGAGCAAATATTAAAAAGGCTTTATACATGGAAACATTAGGTAGACCAGAAGGTACACCTATGTCAGCTACTGAAGTAGCAGAAAGAATGTCTGATCTATCACGACAAATAGGATCATCATTCGGAAGATTACAATCAGAGTTTGTAACACCCTTGCTAAGAAGGGTAATTAGAATATTAACTAAACAAGGTAAAATACAAATACCTACAGTTAATAATAGAGAGGTAAAAGTAGTGTCTACTTCACCATTATCACAAGCACAACACCAACAAGATATTGCTGATGTTATGAGATTCTCTGAAATACTGGGTACTACATTTGGTCCAGATATGTTAAACATGGTAGTTAAACAAGACGAAATAGCTAGGTATCTTGTAGACAAAATGAACTTACCTGAAAAGTTAATTAGAAGCCCAGAAGAACAGCAAGAAATGGTTTCCCAGTTGCAAAGACAACAACAACAGGCTAATATGCAACCAAATGAGTTGGCAGAACCTACAGAACAAAACATCTAATAAAGCAGAATCTAAAGAAATAGATCAAATATTTACCTCTGTATTTAATCAAGTAAATGGAAAAAAAGTTATTGAGTATTTAGAATCAATAACTATAAATAGCGTATGTTCACCACAAGCGACAGATTCGACATTGTGGCATTTAGAAGGACAAAGGTATTTATTACACATTATAAAAAATAAAATAAAACGAGGTAATACTAATGAGTGAAGATCAAGTAAATGAAAATACAGAAACATCTACGGAAGAATCTAGTAGTGATATTCCTTCATATGTTCCAGAAAAGTTTTGGAATAAAGATTTAAATGAAGTAAACGTAGAAGAACTAGGTGCATCTTACAAAGCACTAGAGAAAAGATTAGGTCAAAGAACTGAAGAATTAGCTGGTAGTATCAGAGAAGAAGTACTAGCTGATATCAAAGGTCAAGCACCAGAATCATATGAAATACAATTACCAGAACTACCAGATGGAGTTCAAATAGATGTTGATCCAGATCAACCTTTATTACAATGGTGGCAAGAAACAGCTAGATCAAAAGGATTAAGCAATGAAGATTTCAACAAAGGAATAGAAGCTTTTGTACAAAATGAAATATCTGGATTACCTGATAGAGAATCTCAAATAAATTTATTAGGTGAGAATGCTAATCAAAGAATAGAATCAGCTGATTTATGGGCTAAAAAGAATTTAACTGAAAGTAGCTATGAAGCTATATCTAATTTAGCTAGTACAGCTGATGGAGTTAGAGCTATTGAAGAAATAATGAAGCTTAATAAAGATGCTCCTATACCAAGTACTGAAACAAAAATAGACGTATCTCTTGATCCTTTAGATTTAAGATCAATGATGAATGATGAAAGGTATTGGAAAGATGGAGCAAAAGATCCAGCATACATCAAAAAAGTTACAGACCTCTACGAGAAGTACAGTAGTAGGAAAGTT